CATCATTTCCGCATTATGATGGCGTTACAGGCAAATTAGATGGCTTTGCACGCCAATATTACGACTATGACGAAGAGTCTTCAGAGAAAGTGTCATGGGTAGAAATGTGGGATGATACATATATGCGCACTTATCGCATGGATATGAAAGGTTTTAAGGGCGCAGTTAATAAGGTCAAGTCATGGTTTAATCTTGAAGGGTATTCTTTGGTTAAAGAGGAACGCCACAATTTCAATCGTGTGCCGGTTATTTATCATCGTGACGAAATCGGTGCTTGTTGGTCTCCCGTTCAAGATGCTATCGACAAATATGAACTTGCAATTTCGCACCTTTGCCAAAACAATATGGCATACGCCTTCCCTATTATGATACTTAAAGGTGAAGATATAGAAATTCAAGGCGATATGTATGGTGCAGTCAAGGCTATCACAATGGGGCAAGATGATGATGCAAGTTTCCTCAACCGCGAGAATGGCACAACGGCATTTGAGTTGCAAATCAACACCTTACTCAAAATGATTTTCATGGGTGCATTTATCGTAATGCCGCCTGAAGTTAAATCAGGTGATTTGCCGGGTGTTGCAATCAAATTGATATATTCTCCGTCATTGGAACGCGCACTGCTTGATGCTAAAGAATACGACCACGTAATTGATGAACTTAAAGAGTTATTCCTTTATGGCTACGGCATTGAAACAGGCAAGCTGACGAAGATGCTCAGTCTAAATATCTTGTCATACATCGTGCCTTACGTTCACCAAAACACCGCAGAACTTATAAATAATCTTGTAAGTGCTGTCAATTCTAATATCTTGTCTAAAGAAACTGCATCAGAGCAGACTACTTATGACAAAAACAATGAGTTTGACCGCATCATGCGAGAGATGAAAGAAGAACAATCGGCAGATTTATTGGCACAAATTACCACAAAACAATCACAACAAGCCCAAAACGTAGACAATGAGTGACGATAAAAAGCCGACACAAGACGAGATTGACGCAGCAAAAACATACGTCATAGTGCGTCTTGGTTTACAAAGGAATATTGACAGCATCGTTAATCAAATAGTTGGGCGTTTGGTTGAGGATGCTGTGCAATATTCTTATCGTAACAGGAAATTGACACCTATAAAGGTGCTGAAACGTAGGGACAAAGCATTTTACAGCTATCTTGTTACGTTAGTGCATCAACACCTTGACGAAATTCGCAACTACATTGAAATGTATGTTTATGAAGATTGCTCTGAGGATGATGAAAACCTATTAGAGCCAATCGTTTTTGGTGAGGTTGCAGAACTGACGTTTGACGAGAGAATGAATGTCTATGCAACGCGCCTTGTGCATGAGTTAGAAATAGCCATTGCAGCAAATATGTACATGAGAGTTACGGAAGCTGATGCCATAGAGAATGTCAAGAGCAATCTTTATCAACCTTATGAAAACGATATTGTCAAGTCGGCAGAAGAAAGAGGGTTGCCGGTAATCATTCCTTCGTTTGGGCGTGGCGTTGCAAGGTCGCAACTTGTAGCGATAGCAACACTTGCAGATTATACTTTGGCTCGTGGAATGATGAAAAGGTATTACTTGGTAGACAATAAAAATGCCGTTGGTTGGTATGTCATGCGCGGCTCGACTTATCCATGTGCGCTATGTGACAGCAAAGTCGGATATCACGAAGATACGCTGAATTTGCCGCCATATCATCCACATTGTTGTTGTATTGCTATTCCTATTATGAAATAAATTGCTATATTTGCATTAGTTTTCATGGTATTAGATTTAAGGTTAACTGCATGACGTTGTGAAACGTTATATCCGAATTTTCATTTGCACTAAGCATACCGATATAGAAACACATATCAGTATGTTTTGTATATATAGTATGTTACGTATGCTATGTATGCTAAATATTACTAAATAGTGTTATATGTCAGTATTACTTGTATGCGTAGTATGCTGAATATGCTTATATTTGCAGCATAATTTATTAACCAAATCAAAAATAACCTTATGTGTAAAATTATTGCAATCGCCAATCAAAAAGGTGGTGTCGGCAAGACTACTACGACAGCCACTTTGGGCGCAATCCTTGCAGCGAATGGTTATCGCACTCTGCTCGTTGACCTTGACGCGCAAGCAAATCTCACAACATCACTACTGAACACCGAGCCAACGGTTGAGCAATCCGTTTACTCTGCAATGCGCAACAAGCGTGGGCATTTGTCAATCTTGCAAGTGCCTGCGCATCCTACTTTACATCTTGTAGCATCGTCTATTGAAATGGCATCAATAGAAATGGAATTAGCATCACGCATTTCTCGCGAGTCTGTATTGAAAGACTTACTAAAGCCACACTTAAAAGATTACGATGTCATCTTGTTGGACTGCTCTCCGGCACTTGGATTGCTTACTATCAACGCCTTTGTTGCAGCAGAGGCTGTGCTAATACCAATGACAGCAGAAACGCTGCCATTTCGTGGTCTTGAACTGATACTGCAAACAATTGACATGGTGCGCGAACACTTAAACAGCAAACTACGTATCAGCGGAGTTGTAATTACTCGTTGGAATGGTCGCAACCTGAATAAAGTCGTTGAAACAACACTACGCACCGCGCAACCTTACCATGTTTACAGCACACGCATACGCGAGAATATTGCTATTGCAGAAGCTCCTTCTATGAGTGCTGTTATCACTGATTATGCACCTAACAGCAATGGCGCAAAAGACTATCTCGCTCTTGCAAAGGAATTTATTGAGCAAGAAGGGTTAAGTAAAAAGTAATACCTTGCATACTGATAATAAATATTACTATTCATACCGATATGGCAAATAAGAAAGATTTACAATCAAATTTCAACTCGATGTTTCTCAAGACTGAGGCACCGGCTAAAAAAGAAAGCAACGAGGCGCAATATGGTCGCATTTGCACAATTGCCAACCTTGAATTAATGGATAAACTACGTGCAATTGCTCGCAAAGAGAATATGCCTATAAAAGACGTATTAGAGGCAGCAATGCAATTAGCAGTGTCATCTTACGAAGCAAAAAACGGCAAAGTCAAACTACCGAATAAAGGTAATGCTGAAGGACTGTTTTGATAATAATAAAGCGCAATCTCACGACCGCGCTGTATCTATCTACAAATACCAAATTGCATGACTGTTTTGTCACTACAAATATACTGATTTTTAAGTAGATACCCCCACTTGGTTAAATATGGTTAAATATTTTAGGGGGGTGATATGTGAACTATTTTTTATACCTTTGCCCACCTCGCTATCTGCTGCGGGTTTACTTCGTGAGAAGTTTTTAATAAAAATAAATTGCTACCTTAAGGCAAGATTTAACGCCTGACGTCTGCTAAACGTTGGGCGTTTTTTGTACCTTATAGGGGAGTTTTATAGTAATACATAATTTATTTACAAAACATAAATAAAAAGAGCATCATTTCACAACGACACTCTTTATAATTAGATTAACATTAATGCGAAATTTAAATTATTACAGCACAAAAATAATCTTATTTCGTCAATTAATCGCAAAATTTGGTCTAAAATAGAATTAATTGCAAATATTGGATATTTTTTCTGCATATTTGTCGTTGATTTAATGACATAATGTTATTCAAATTTTAAATGTTAGTATAAAAAGCACCCCGTCATCACGATGGAGTGCTTTTTACATAACCAAAATCAAAAAGAACCAAGTACCTATTTATTGATTTTCTTTTCTGCTTCTATTCTTTTAAGTTCTGTCTCTAAAGCTTTATCAGAGTCTTCTTGTGAATACTCAGGCTCAAGAGATTGTTTGCGCTCTACCATTGACTTGTAAGCCTGTGCCAAGTCTTGTATAAACGCTAAATCGTGAAGATTGTGGCATATTGTGTACATCATTGAAAGTTGATTTCCCAATATGCTGTGATAATCTTTGTTTTCAAGCATTTGCAGCAAAAATGCTGTCATTGGGTTGTCATCACGATAGCGCACTACCCATGTTGATGACACTGATTGAATACGCAACCATGAGTGGTCTGCTGTCTTGTCGATACACAAGATGTAGTTACCAACATGGTGTTTTACTTTTTTAGTATTTGCCATAGAAATATGAATTATTTAATTGGACTGATTTTTATTCCACGCGCACGAAGACGTGTACCTACTGCTGCAATATCGTAGTATGTACGCTGTCCTTGCTTTTCGTACATTCCTTCAAATTCTCCTGCGTCAAATAACTTCTTAACAGTCGGAATTGAAATGCCGAAACATGATGCAAGACCTTCAAATCCACGCGCACACAATTTGCCGTTGTATTCAATAGGTTTAGCGACAAGATTGCGTGTCTTTTCCTTCGTTTTTTTATCTACATAATTGATAGTTGATGCATTTGGATCATAAGCATAGACAATATAGATATTTCCCGTTGACTTGCGCATTTTCTTAAAGCCTGCATCTGTCATCAATCTTCCAAATGTATTTGCATTCTCAGGAACGCACGAATATTCTGTATTAGGTTCACAACACCAATTGATATAGCGTTTATAAAGGTCTGTTGCCGGAACTTCTTTCTGCACAACATCAATAGAGCGGTCATAACGAGGATAATAGCCTTTGTAGTACATGAATTGAACAACACTGTTAGAGCTGTAATACCATTCATCGACACTGCGGTCAATTTCAGTGCATTGTGTAAATTGATAGTGATTGGAAACAAAACGTTGTCTTCCTTCTATTATCCAATTGAATATTCCGGGATATTCTGTGATGAAACTCTGCGCCAAGTTTCTATCTTGCCTTTCAAGAGGGATAGACACTTCAAATGGAATGATAATAAAACGGCGGCGTATAGCCTCTGAAGGGTCTAAAATACGCGGCATTTTATTAGCATTCATCATCATCAGAGGTATGTTGTAGGCTGTAAAAGGAGCTGAATAGAGTTGTCGTGCTGTAATAGGTTCACCCGAAATGAGCGTTTTAATAGTATCGGCATTTGACGCATCAATCTGTACACAACGTGCTTCTGAGCTGTAATTAAGGCGTTTACCATTAATAGCTGCAAGACCACTTAACTTTTCACCGCCTTTCATCAGCGTTCCCATTCCAAATGTCGAAACGTTTTCTTTCCCCAATACTCCTAATATTGTTTCAAAGATGACACTCTTACCATTAGCACCTGTGCGCCCTAACAGCACTAACATAGACTCTATCTTTACTTTGTCGACATTTCTATTGATAAAAACTGCTCCTAAAAATTCTTGCAGCACTTTTTGTGACTTCTTATTAGGTAAGACTTCATCTAAGAAACGCTGCCACATAACGGGATAGTTTCTGTCATCATACTTATAGTCAAAAGCTGTCACTTGCACAAATTCAGGACTATGCTCATGTAGTGTCAAGTCCTTGAAAGAAAACACTCCGTTTTTAAAAACAACGATACTATTGTCGACTCTAAGCTCTTTTGCCATGATTGTTGCTTTACACCACTTAATTATCATGATGAACTTTAAAGAGTCTTGTGCAGGCATACAAACTTCTTCCATGATGTCTTGTACAAACCCACCAAAGTCTTCCCACGTCATGTCTTCATAGATTTTACCCGTATAATAGTGAGGTCTACCATTGTAAACACCAACATTACAAGCTCTAAGACGCTCTCTCATCAGTGTGTTGAATTTACCTATACGCTCACTTTGTGACGAAATAGCCGCTATGTCTGTAAATCTCTTTTTGTTGTCTTTATCAACTATCGCTGCAATTAGACATTGATGTTTGTACTTGCCTTTTATCATGGATTTTTTTTGTGTGTTTATGTTAGTGTGACAAATATAGTGAAAGTCCGCTTAATATAGGGTAAGTAAAAGGCTAAAAATAGGCGATTTTTGGGGTAATTTTGTGTTAAAATTGAAAATCATACACTGTTTATGTTGGTGATAAACACTTATCAATCAGTGTGTTAATTTTTGAGTTGAGCGAAAGTAGTGTATATTTAAAGTGTTGATAATCAGTAATGTAAGTGCCAATTTAACACGAAAATAAAAATTAGTGTATAATTTTTACATTTGTAACGTGTTGTTTATCAGTGTGTTACAAGCAATAGTGTATAATATGTATGATTTTGTCGAAAAAGTTTTAAAAAACAAGGGTTGAAGTACAACTTCACACTATCAAGTTGTACATAGATGAAAAAAATTTTGAAATTTTTCCTACGTATATATACACTAAATTTGTAATATATTGATAATCATATATTTAACCCCGAAATAATTATACATGAATACTACACTTTTTCTACATAAGTTTCTACATTTGAATTTTCTTGCGTATATTTTACACAATAATAATCGTGGATAGAAGTATCTGTAAGGCATTTTTAGGGCAAAAAAATAAAAAAAT